CTCGTTCTGCTTCCGCTTCTGCGCTGTTGTACTTCTTGGCGCTTGCTTGGCTTCCAGCATTTGCGAGGTTGCTCAGTAGTCCGCTCATCATTTGTAGTGCGTTTGCGGTGTTTACACTGCTCTGGTTGCCAAATGTGGCAATACCTGTTGGTGTGCTGATTTGCGTTGCACCGATTTGCTGTGGTGCTGTTACACTGCCGGTTGTGGTCTCACTGCCGGTTGTGGTCTCACTGCCTGAGCCTTGGCTGTTTTTGGCTCCGCTCTGGTTACTGCTCGTTATGATGCCCGTTAGCATGCTCAGTCCTTGCATGAGGTATGGCATAAAGCTTAATAATGTCTCCATTCAAAAATAGCCCCGCTTTTGCGGGGCTTCCTCCTTCCTTAAATTCTTTCGATGCCCGGGATGCTGTAGATAGGCATTTCGCGGTACCAGTCTTCTGTGAAATAGAAGTCACATAAGAACTGGTGGCTTTTTGCGCTCGTTACTGCAATTGTTCGGTCAATGTTCTGTGTTCCCTCCTGAATCCACTTTGCCGAGAGACGCGGAAGCGCGTCATAATCGTCTGCATAGTGCCATGCGTCCAAACTGGTTTGATAGTTCGACCGCATTTCGCCGGTTACGTAAGAAGGCTTGTAGCGGTAATCCGCCCATGCCTCTTGATAGCCAAAGATTTCGTTATCTTCGGCTGTGCCCTGTGCATAAATTTCGCGGTTGTACACCGGTTGTTCGCCCAGTGCTGCTAGTCTCGGGTCGTAGTATGTGAACCGTCCGCCACGCGTCCATTTGGTCGCAAGGCCTTGCTGGTAACTGTGCTCTACTCGTACCACTGCCAGACCGATGATGTAGCCGTACTCAGTTGCCGCATAGTCTACCATTTCCTTACTGCATGTGGTCAGGCTGTATGCCGCCGTATTGCCTAGTGCCTGTCCGGTTGTCGGGTCCGTCTGACTCGTCTGGACAACCTGATTGACATTGATCGCGATGCGCTGTCCGCCGATGTATTCAGGAATCTGTAGACGGCTGTCCGGGCTTGTCACGCCCCACGTACCAGAAAGGAACTCGCGGTATCGCGTGCCGTTGCGTGCATCTGCTTCAAAGATGTGCTGCAGTGCGATTGCCATGCGCAAATCCTGAATGCTTATTGCGCTTACTCCGCTTAGGTCTGTGTACAAAAAACCGGCTGCGCCGGTTTCGCCATCCTTTTTTCCCGAGAATTGCATTACTTTTTGGCCTGTTTGTTTTGCGTAAGTTAACGACCCCGGTGTATTTTGATTTTGGTTTACGTCTATTACCATTTCTGGGCCAACGCCCGTTTCCAGGCTTGGAATTGGTGTGCCGTTTATATCTCCCAGTTTAAGCGGTGCGTTGCCCGTCAGGCTGATTTCCACAGGGTCATTTTTCAACGGGGAAGGAAGACAGGATGTGAAGTAGTCGTGGAACTTTCCAGCTTTGGCTGGTTTTAAGCTGTAAAGTGAGCCTTCAACCATTTCAGTTGTGTGGGCCGGGTCGTTTGCGTATATTTTCGCGATGCTTTCTGGGTCAGTTTGCGCACCCCCTTCGTCTGTTTTTTTGTATCCTAGCATTAGCGGTGCTTCGATGTTTTCGTCACGGAACCACTCGTTGTAAATCATGGCGTATGCGCGTGCCGGAAGTGCGTTTACTATGATTGGGTTTTTTACTTCGGTAGGCAGTCCGAAATAGTCTCCAATACTGCCATTCTTCAGACCGGATGTGCCGCCGATTAGGCAAGTCGGCGTGCTGTATTCGGTCTTTTCTGCCCAGTAGTTTGTATCGTTTTCGCCGAACATGTTCTCCCAGTGTTCCCAGAGCAGACGGCACGGAACAAAGAAGAAATAAGTATCCATGTAGCAGTTATCCATGATAGGATAGATGGGTGTGCTCATACGAATAAGCCCGTTCAGGCGTACTTTTGCAGTATCACCCGGTAGTACTTCATCACAGTAGATGGGCACCAAATCACCCTCGTTGATGGTCGTCAGGAGCTGATGACTTCTGTCAAATTTACTTCGCGGTCGTTCCATCCGCGGCACTTGCGCGAAATGGTTTTCACTGTTTCTGTTCGTTTTCCTTCACCTCCTCCTTTTTTTCTTCCTCTTTCGGCTTTGGCTGTTCGGTCTGTTGCATCTGTTTCAGCTGTTCCATTGTTTCGGCTGCAGTCTCTGCTTTTTCGTGCATCGTCATGATATCCTTCGGCAGATTTTCAAGGTCAGTTCCTTCGGTGTATACCATGCTCTTTGCCTTGATGCTGGTGTCTCCTGCTTCCAGTCGTGCGATTGCGCTTGCAAGGTCGTAGCCCTCGCCCGCTCGCTGGATTTTCTCGTATGTGTTCTCGTCCGGCTGCGGGATGTAGTCGGTAGTGCCGTTCTCTCGTTTGACTGCTTTCCACGTTGGCGCGGTTTTGCTTCCCGGATTGTTTGCCACTCTTTCGGTCGGCAGTCCGTAGTACCTTACCATTTTTTCAGGATTTAACATTGGCCGTCTCCTTCAGGTCGATGAGCCGTGCGATGTGCTCGGGCATTGCTTCGCTCATGTAGCCGGTCTCGGTGTCAAACTCGCCCAGTTCTACGAGCGAAATATCTTCGATTTCACTCGGCTTGCTTTCGTTTGCTTTCCAGCGTGCCGTTCGCACTGCCTGTGCCCTGTTGTTCTGTAGGAACGGCTGAGAATAGCCGTTGGTCAGTGCATCGTGGAATGAGTAGAATTTCAGTTTCATGTTTTTTCTCCTTTACTCTTTGTCTTTGTTTGCATCCTTCAGTGCGTGGTAGATTTCGTCTAGCTTTTCAAGGATGTTCATCATCAGCGCAATTGCTTCCTTAACGTCCTTGACCTTAATCAATGCCATTAAGTCACCTCCTTTCTTTGGTTTGTATTGCTTACAGTCGGATGCCGCCGCGCGAGACCTTCGGTCTGACGTTGATATTCTTTACCCGCTTTGCAGTCTGGGTAAATCGTTTCTGGTCGCCTTGACCCGCTCCGCTTCTGTGTGCCATTTTTACACCCCCTTTCTGTACTTTTGGCATCTAGTGTCTAAGTGCACCCAGCTTTTGTATACGATGATTCCGCATTCATCCGGCGACACGATTGCATTCAGTTTGTTGGCAACTTCTTTTGCGCTCATGCCGTTTATTCGGATATCTGCCGCCATTCCTCGCATATGGTAGCTATACTTTGCACCTCCTACGTCTTTGTTTCTTGTCGGTGTTCTGTAGCCGCTGTTTATGTGTACCGGTTTTCCAACTTGGTTTCTGAGAATGTCCAGAATTGATACTAGGTGTTCATCTATGAACACTACTTGCGTTCCGTCCTTGCACGCAAATTCTTTTACTTTGAAGTGCTGACCGACCTTTTCGTTTGCGTCTGTGTCCATGATATAGCTTTTAAGCATTTTTGTCAACCTCTTTAAAACTCAAATGTTCGGTCTATTCTGTAAAGCACGACTTTTTCTACGTTCATGTTCTCTTTACAGTTTTTTGCTTTTTCCTTGGCGTCCTTGGTTGTTTCTATCCACGTCCTCCACGTCCTTTGTTCTTTTGTGCCGTTTTTGAAGTATATTCTTACTAGGAATTTGTACTCTTTCATGGTTCTTACCTTCCTTTCTTTTTCTGATTCTATTATGTTATGTGTCAATAGGATTTTCAATTGTTTTAGTGTTTTGTAATAAAATTGTAACCTGTCTTTGCTCCTTTGTTTTGATGGCGCTTTAGCGCCTTTCCGTGCGGAACGCATGTGGAGCTCGGATAATCCATTCCTTTTTAGCGCTGTGCGCGTCATGCTTTCGGCTCACGCCATTTTTGCTTTAGCTTGTCCTTTTCCCTCTGAATGTTGAGATAGGTTTCATAATCCACGCTTGTAGACTGTTCGAGATTGATTAAACTTTGTATTGCACTGCGTCTGCGTCTGGCTCTAACCTCTCTCAGCTCGTCAGAATGTGCCTTAAAATAGCTTTCAGTGTCTTGGCTGGTATCTTTATCAAGTATCTTATCAAAATAGCGTGGAGGCCTTTTCTCGCGGCCTCCTGCACAGATGATGCTATCCGTTTTCAAGATTTCATCTTTGTGTTCGTTCAGGTACTTTTCGCCGATGCCTTTCGACATGATTCGGAACTCTGGCTCTCTGCCTTCCATCCAGTATTTTGTCGCTTGCTCTGCACCTATGGCTTTTTTGTTGACGTATTGTGCCACGTATGCAAAGCTACCCGGCTGTGCTGGTGAAAAGTCTATCATGCCTTTGCCCCAGATTTTTTGTAGCCACTCGCTTTTGAAATAGCTGTTGCCTTTTTGGTTTTTATACCATTGTGCATCCGGTGGTTTCAGTCCGAATACTATCGCGTGATAGTGTGGTCGTTTTGTTCTGTCACCATATTCAGCCGCTAGAAAGTATTTTATTGGCTTTTTGTATGCTTTTCGTAGCCGCTTTATAAATAGCTGTACGTCTCGTTTGCTTACAGTCTGGCTTTGGATGCTTTGGTATCCTTTGATAATTTCTCCATAAGGTATGTGTTCATCATCATAAGTTAGCGTCAGAAAAATTACATCGTCCCATTCTTTGGCTTCTAGCTCTATTCTGGTTGCCCATTGGTCAGCCATCTGTTTTCGGCAGTACTCGCATTTACCGCATGGTAATAACGCGAACTTTCCTTTTTTGATTCCGTCCATGATGTCCGTTTGCAGTCCTTGCTTTGATAGGTTTTCCAGACTTCCCCACAGTTTCGGTTTTTTCGTATCCATTTGAAATACTAATGGTTTTGTACATGGCATTTTGTTACCGGCACAAGCTTCCTTGTCTATCTTGTGCCGGTTGACACCTCGCTTTCTTTTTATATTAACTTGTTGTAGTCGTAGTAGTAGTAGTGTTGAAAGTGTTGAAAACTCGTTTTTTTAACGCTTCTACGTTTATTTATTGCTTTTTTGCATGTTGAAAACTTTGTTGAAAACTTGTTGAATTGTTGAATGTTCGTCATTTTGACGAATTTCTTTGTGCAACTTGTTGTTGAAAACCTGTTGAAAGTGTTGAAAACTCAAGTTTTCCACATTCTCTATTTTTTGGATTATTGTTACTAAAAAAGGGGGATGTTTTGCCATCCCCCTCCTTTTTTTAGTTTCCTCTGTATGCGTCGAATGTGTCCATGTTTGGCATGATTGGCACTCTTTGGTTGTACTTTTTGAAGTTTCCTGCTATGTCTTTGGTTGCTTTGCCAGCCTTTTCTACTGCCTTTTTGGCTTTTTCTCCTGCTCCCGCAAGGCCTGCACCTAATTTGTTAGCCGCATAGGTGTACTGTTGTGCCTGTTTTGCGCTTGAGGTTGCCAGCTCGCTCGCTGCCTGTTCCCAGCTTTTCGCATTCTTAAACTGTTTTGCGCTCGTGGCCTGTTTTGCTAGCTGTAAGTATTTGTCTGCCAGCTCTGCCGTGTTGTTGCCGTATTCGTACATCGCGGATACGCTTGCGGCCTGTGCGCTCTGCTGGTTATAACGTTGGCTTCCAATGCTTGCAGATGCTCCCGATGGTGCGCTTGTTGCGCCGTTTGTCGCTGCTAGGATAGGATTGATTCCTGCCGCGATCATGTCCTTTACGGTGTCCTGATAGGCTGT